AAATGGAAATGTTAGCAAGGTCTACCCCATGTACTACATGACCCGTGACGGCTTCACCTTCCTCGCCATGGGCTTCACCGGAAAGGTAGCCGCCCAGTTCAAGGAAGCATACATCAACGCCTTCAACGAAATGGAAGAGAAGCTCCGATCCGAGCGTTGCACCAAGTACACAGAACGCATCGTCAGGAAGCAAATCAAAGAGTTTAATCGGTCACTACAGGAAAACTTAACGAACGGGAGAAAGAAGCACGGAAGCACATACGGAGGGCTGATACCTTACGGAAAGGAAGAAGTTGTGTACAACCCCAAAGAAAGCATGGAAGCCAATTTAAAGCGAATATTCGGGCAAGTACGTGAAATGTGTAAAGATGGCTTTCTTATGACTTCGTTAGCTGTCGAGACGAACAAGATGCTACAAGAGATTATTAACAAGAAATAGATTTTGTCAGGGGTCTTCGGGCCGGCACTATAGTTGACGCCAATCAACGGGAAAGGGTAGCTTTAGGGCTGCCCTTTCTTTATTGTATAACTCAGCAACAAACTATTATTTTGTTCTATTCTTCGCATTACGGATATATATATTCGACGAAAGCACCTTTGTATTCTTCTCCCTCTTTTGCATACCAAATACTTCCATCCTCTTTTTTGAATAGAACATACACCGATTTCTCCATTTTAGCCGCCTTCTTTGCGATTTCCCGCATTTTATCTATAGAAGCAAGCCGTTTATTACCTTGACACCAACAGCTCATAATACGCCAAATTTTGAAAAGTAATTTTTAAGAGCTGGATTAAGCACATATTTGATAAAGTATTCACGGGACTTTACTCCTACTCCCAATATGGCACTCCCATATTTTCTTTCAATATCCGGTCCTATGTCGCTTCCTCTCGTTTCTATCTTCAATCCCTTTGAGGACGAAGAGACACGTATAGAATCATAAAATTCCCCTGTTATAATGAGGTTGGGGGTATAAATATCCCTAGCCGGATAGCCTTGAAAAGAGGGGGTGGGTTTTGTTATTCTCTTCTTCATCTTAGCGTACCCTTTCGCATTATTCTTCCATTTTCCGGCTTCGTCTGTTTTAAACCAAGGATCGTTCAAATAAGTTGGTCGCAATGGTTTATCATTCCCATTTACACCTGAATACAACTGCTCTGTCACAAATTCCCTAACAAGAGATTTGTTCGAATCCATGGTATTTTGAATCTCTCCTTCAAACCCATTAACAAGAGCTGTCACATTATCAAAAGCCTCTTTTATTGTAGCCATACGCAAACATATAAGAGAAAAGGGAAGGCAACGCCCTCCCCTTCCTGAAAACAAACCACTTTAAATAATACCCTCTGAAGGAGTTCTGACACCAACAATCTTGTCGTAGATATCAGAGAGGATATTTTCTTTTTCAGTTTCAGTACGGTCAGAAAAAAAGACCTTGTGTTTCACAATGAACTCTTTTTTCTTCATCTTCCGTATCTCTTCGTCTACAAAATTAATTCCCTCTACTCTCATGACACCCACTGTTCAATACCGACCACACCGTTTTCCTGCAAAACTTTAGGGGACTTCAAGGACGGGGTTCCTGTAGCAGTGATGACAAGATTGCCGTTTTCAAACTTGACAGCGGATACCTCTCCATCAAAGCAAGCAGATGCACCTTCCGCCAACGCGGCCCCATAATAGGGAGTAACATCCAATCCACCGAAATGCTCTTTCAGTTTATAATTGTTTTCTCCAGTGTCTAGTTTTACGAGTTCAACATATACAAGTCCTTTCAAGGCTTCTACCACATCAAACTTATATACCTTATAATCGGCATTCTTCACGTATTTCTCGTAATCCTTGAACATTGTACCTACAGTCAAGTTTGCTTCGGTACCGGATGAATCCCAGTCTTGTCCGCCCGGATATATCCCAGACAGAGGAATACCAGCCAAGATATTGGTTCCGTCATTCATGCCATAGACCACATTGTTTTCGTCTACAAAATACGCATCAAATGCAACACCTTTGGCCGCCATGATGTTCGCTTTCAAACTTGCATCATATTCGTCCACAGTCCATACATCGTCCTTTGCCGAGTAAGACGTAATTTTATTCGGGCCATAGCCGACCGCACTCTTATTCGCTTCACCACCAGACGGAGCATACTCCACAATTGTCTTGATAGGAAAGATACGGTCAGGACGGTCGGCATGACAAGCCTTCTCAATCAATTCAGCCGTGGCATTTTCCGGCAACTTATAACCGTGCATAGCCAAAATAATGGCTTTCACCTTTCCAGGATCAAGCAGGCATTTTGATGAACCGGTATTGAATTGAGCCATACCAGCGCACTCTCTAAATTCTTTCGCCATAACATTTTATATTTTTAATTTTTACATTCAAATTCTTAATCTCAATAGCATCTATGAAATCTCTAAATGGTTTTCCATCGGCTTCTACACCTTTCCTTCCGTACCGGTAGTTTTCCGTGTATAAATGAGGAACTATCCCGTTATACTCATTAACAATATCCGGTGATGCAAGTATACTTTTGATAAAAGCATCATAAACCGGACGGAGAACCCTTACAAATGACACCTTTTCCCTTTCTTCATTAAGATACTCTTTCCGGGTATCTACCATGATGATAAATTCAAGGCTCGCATCAGGAGTTTTAGAGGTGCGGTTTTCAATATACGGGGAATACAGGCATATGATCGGAAATTTAAGTTTGCTAGTCTTTGGTGACTGGCTCCATTCCGTCAGTTGACCAGCAATATACTCCCAATCTCCAAACATATAAGACACGTTTTTGCCGTATATTTTTGCCGTATTGACTACTATATCCCTGAATATATCATTAACCGATTTCATATTCCCATACAATTAATACATTCAACCATGGAAGAATCAAAAGAAAACCCAGCATACCCCTTATCCGATACAAGGAAATCATACAGTTCATTATTCATCTGAACCATGTCATTCCACGCAGAAACCAGGAGCACATTTGGATTTGCCTTTTCGTCATCTGAAGCGTACACCGTACCAACTGGAGTTTGTTTTACTCCACAGTGTCTCACATAATGGAAATACACATAGTTGGCAATCGGGCTGCATCCTCTGACGGAAAGCTTTTCTTTGAGGGATTCCCATTTAGTAACATCATTTTTGCCTGATGAAAGATATTCAATGAATTCACGGCTCATACTTTTTCCCAAGACCAACCGGATATACTTTCTTTCATACAAGTCAATATATGATTGCAAATTATCCCTTTCAGCCGTCCTCGTTGGTGAATCATCGTCCACATCCCAGATAATTCCGAGACTTAACACACCTGTGAAATATGAGCCGTCAATAATCATCGTTTATTCTCCTTTCTTTTTATCTTTTTTCAAAAGGTCAGAGCATCCTGCCGTAGCGGCCGCAGAAGTAATTTCAGAAGTTTCTGAAACTATTCCCATCTTTACCCACTTCATCGCAATCGGAAGAGAGACATGAGTTTCATCACCCGCTTTAAACGCACCGAAATCCTTTTGGAATATAACTTTGTACACTTCCGACAAGTCTATTTTATAGGAATTGTCGCTCTTTGCTGAATTAATACTACTCCTTTTCATATTTCACATTTTAACGTTAAGCACTTTTAGTTATTGCGGTAATCACATTCTGGAATGTGTCAGATACAAACGCCGTCTTATACTGCGACTTGATGTAAGCAAGTACTCTCTTTTCGCCCAAGATAGTTACCAAGTTTCTGGTAAAATCATCATTCTCCCAACCGATGCTCATGGAAAGAACGACATAATCTCGGATAAACAGATAACGGAAGTCACCTATATCGAAGGAACCCAACGTTACATTCGGATCTTGAACCACCCGCAATCCCGTAATCAGTTCATCTCCAATCTTGAACGGACGAATGTAATCTCCATTATCGTTCTTCGTAAGCTGCATATTGGCGTAATCAACCGGATTCATGCGGATAGCATTCGGAGAATAAGCCATATTGCTTACACTTACAATCTGCGTGTAGGCGGCAACGATTGCATCATACATATTAGGAGACTTGGATACATCAATTCCAGTCAGTGAAAATGCCGGGATAGAATCTCTGATTCCTTTTATCTGTCCTCCGGATCCGGTTCCGTTGAAGATACCATCCTCTTCCTTCAATCCGATCTTATTGATAATCTCGGCTTCTATCTCTTTTTCCAACTGGGGAATATCCTGTAAAACCTCGGTTGTAACCTTGGCTGTCAGTGCCACCTTTCCGGCAGTAACTGTTACCGTCTCAACACTGGCGGACATTGATGGTTTAAGACCGCCTTCCGGGACCCATTCAGCATCACCTGTAACGTCTTTCAATTCGGCGTATACTACGGACGGCGTAGAGATACTCGCCACATTAGCCACGTCACGGATAGATGCGCGCTTGCGGGGAGCAACACTTATCTGTTCGTCAATGGTAATTCCACCGGCAATAACACCTGCGCCAGTTGTCATTACAGGAGTGGCCGCAGCTTTCACTACAACATCGAACTTTATACCACCTTTTTTCTTGAGAGCCTCAACATCTATCGTCTTGACACCATTAGTTTCAGTTACGAACCCCTTGCAGGCATCCGCAATCTGTTCACCAAGAGATTTTATCTTATACTCTCCGTCTTTCCCTCTCTCGCTAGCCGCCTTGATACGAACAATTGTTTCTTCAAATTGTTTCAGGCGTTCATTGATAGACTTGCTATCGGCAAATCCTTTTACCTCTGTTTTCAGTTCATCGATGGCCTTAGTCGCATTATCAATTGACTCCTTCATGGATTTATAGTCAATCTCATCTTTCATGAACTGGTCGAAAAGAGATTCCATGTAACCGTCAAGCCCTTTGGCGAACACATCGAAAACCTTTGATTCGTCTTCAGACAATCCCTTGGTATCAAGGAAGTCCTTAAACTCCACTTTCTTTGTTTCTTTTCCCATACTACTTTAATTTTAATTTTTCAAACATTGATTTGACCTTATTGCCATGCATGTCGGCTCTTTTCCCCTCAGGTGAAGTATTCGTGCGCTCCTCCGGCCTGAATGATGCAAGTGACATTGCCTTTGATATAATTCTCTGGATTTTCTGCTGTTTAGACGCAGGCATGCCTGAACAGATATCCGATATTTCCGTGTTCAGTTCCTCGTATGCCTTCTCTGCGTCTTCCATTGATTTAAGCCCCAAATATTCGGTTTCCCCGTTGCATCCGATAGACACTACCGATATTTCATACAACTTCACTTCCTTTACGATAAAGGCATCTTTCTCCATATCATATTCGCAGTTTTCCCAAACATACTGGTATCCGATAGAGAATTGGTTTAAAGTGCCGGATTCAAGCTGCTTAATAGCCTGCTCCCCTCTTGGAACATCATCAATTACAGCTTCGAAATACAGACCTTTAGCATCTTCATTAAGAACAGTGATTCGACCAATAGGCTCATTCATATTATGCATCCATAACATGATTATCTTATCATTAGCCGAACTTTCTGGTCCTCTGTCCTGAATGCTCTTGGAAAAACATCCTTTTATCAGAATATCACCCGCTTTGTCCTTGTTTCCAAAAATGGCGGCGTAACCACTGATAGTACGGCTTTCATTGTCGTAGTTTACCTCTTTCGCATAAATGGAGAATGTCTTATACTGCATTCCCATTCTTCCGCTATATTTATTTATTTTTCCCATTTTCGAATGAATTATTTTTAAGTTCGCCGTTAGGTTTATCAGGGTCTATATCTATGAACTTAGCCAGTTCAGACCTGGATTCATCAAGAGTTATTTGCCCCTTTTCAACTAATTGAATTAAAGAGGAAGCCATTTTTTGAAATGCAGAAGAAGATGCTGATTTGTCTTGTTGAAGGCAATCAATATGAGTATAGTCTAACTTTATAAAAACGCCTTTCGGACAAATTGCCTCTGTCAAAGCTTCTGCGACTTTCTCTGAATCAGGGATAATAAGACCTTGATAAGCTGACTTTTCTGCTATGATTTTATTATCATATTTGGATTCGTCAAATAAACTATAGTCAACACCTATCGCATTGCATATTTTCCTACTGCACCGGGCATCCTCTTCGTGAAGTTTAAGCTGGGATGCATCATAATTCAAAGGAATCCATCCAAGTTTTATTTTTGATGTTAGAATAGGAAATTTATTGAGTATGCCGTATTTCTCTTTTAATTTAGTCTCTAACACTTCTTTCTCTTCTGGAGTCATAACCTCATTTCCCATTTTATCCGTATAATCAGAATATATTATACCTTTTGGACCACCGTTTACAATTAACTGATAACTGGCTGTCATTGCTGCAATCCAGTTATTAACTGGCATAGAGAGCGAATCAGTAACAGACGAAAAATAAATATCTTGATTGACTCCATTTATGTTAGCAGAGCTATCATAGATCACAAAATAGTCTTCTTCAGATAATTCTTCCTGCAACCCATTCCATTCAAGATAAACTCTAGAAACAAGATCTTCTATATCATACTGACGAAACAGTTTACCAGACGAAATCATGTGAAAAATTTGCGCAGGAATAACATACATTGCGAGCGGTAACGATTTTCTAGTTGCTCTTACAGTGAAAATTGGGCAATAGCCAAAAAGCTTCAAGGACATTTCTATCTCTTTTAAAAAACCCATCCGAGTTTGAAGAGGATTAGGAGTGGAAAGTAAATTCCTTATATCATCATACTCACTCTTTTCATTGCCATCGGAATCAGCCACATAAACGCGACCATTCGCAAACATCGAGCCAACCTTATTAATTACAGTAGATAACGGAGTACATACAAGAAGAGAATCAGCTTTATCTTGATCCAAAGTTAGATTATAGTCATTTTTGATTTTACCTAATGGGGAGAAGAAATTGGTAAGATACCAAAAATTTCCTTTAGAATCTTTTTCGATAGTTTTTACTGTCCCCCTCATGGAAGGAACAGATATATTAATCTTTTTTTGAAACCAATTTCCTAATTTAGACATAAAAAGAATGATTATCTGATTTGAGATAACCATTCCCTACGAAATGAAGAGGTCTTTACGGACAAAAATACTAACGAAAAATCCGATAGATATAAATTATAGGTTCCGTGCATCTTCACACGAAGGGATTGGTATCCTCACCGCAAATATAGAAATAATTTCTATTTAGTCCAAATAAAAATAGATAATTATTATTGTGGCTATATCATCTTTAAAGATTTTGCACGAGCGCACACACAAGATAGCACATACATGCCTTCAAAGCTATTAATCCCATCATAATCAGAAATGTTAGCGATTAAGGCAGAAAATGAATCATCGGATTCTGGGAAGTAGATTGTCTTAATAATCGATTTATACGATTCAATCATTGTTTTCTTGTCTGTTGCTTCTTCTCTTACCCACAAATTTTGATTAACGTTCCTTCTGTAATCATCCGCATAATGCTTCATTTCAACAGGTATTTCCATCTGTACATTCCCTTCAATATTATTAAGATGGTCAATGGGAAGTAAAGAGTCAGCGAATAAACAATCAAGCATAAACACTTTTCCGCCAACGACGCAAAAAGAAACCAATACAAATAATCCGTTTATATTTGGGTGTATTTCAACAAATACCTGATTATTTGCCCCTATTTCCTCTTTATTGTAGTATAAGACATCTATCTCACCTCTCATTTCCACCGTTCCTGTAAGAGCGTCGCAGGCATCATCGTGAGCATTTTTCCCTCTCTTCCTATATGTTTTCAGTTGAGATGCAAACTCCGGCCATCTTCTTTCCCAATCAGCAGGGAAATAAGTAAGATTCATCACTTCAGAAGACCTGGTAAATATGCGAACCTCTTTGTTTTTAGACTGATGAAACCAACTTACTTGAGTTTTGGGATTGCCAATCATCCGCATCTGCTTCTCTACATTTCTGGCAAATCCCCTTCCCCCATTGTTACTTTCTATATTTGCCTTAGATATTTGGTCTTTAGTAAGCATCTTAGCAGTTTCCGGTTCAGTAAACTCCATCTCTTTTTGCGTAAAAAGGACATCAATAATGAAATTCCCAATCTCCGTATCTACGTAATCAATAGAGCATAAATAATCGCTTCCGGTATCGGCTGTATCTGTGTAGTTTTTCCTTATTGCTCTATTGGTTATCGGAATATTCTCATAAGTCTTAAACTTTCCATACATCAAGCCCTCCATAGGCGTTGGATTCTGCATATATTGAGTTTCAAAAATATAGCTGTTCACCCTTTGCATCCTATGCAACTCTTCGAGAGTGTGCTTAAACTCCCATAAAGCCTTCTCCTCACCATCCTCATATATTATTGCCGGAATAGATAAGACGCTCCATTCTCCCGGCTCTTTTTCCATCAAATACCCGCAAAGATCATGCTCGTGCAGCCTTTGCATGATGATTATTATAGGCGTGTTTCTTGAATTTACGCGGTTTCTTATAGTTGTTTCAAATCTCTGGTTTACCTTTTCTCTAGGATTGTCAGATATTGCATCTTCAGGTTTAACCGGATCATCAATAATCAATGCGCCTGCAAATTTAGACAACGGTTTGAACTCTTCCAATTCTTTGGATAGATCATTTTCCTCATCAACGGCACCAGCTCCAAAACCTGTGACTTGCCCCCCGGCGGCCGTAGCGTACATTCCCCCTCCTTCTGTTGTATACCATTTCTTTTTAGCGTCGCTGGTTCTCTTGATATCCACATAAGGGAATACACGCTTATACTCTTCCGACTTAACTATATCTCTTACCTCTTCCGAATTATCATTAGCCAGATCATCCGAATAAGATAAATGAAGAAATTTTGCAGATGGATTGATTGCAAGCCCATACGATATGAAATTCTTAACTACTAATTCTGTCTTGGAATATCTGGGAGCTATATTTATTATCAACTTTTTTATCTTTCCGTCAATCACATCATCAAGAGCCTGGCATATCTTTACATGATGGTCGTTTACTACAAATTTGCGACCGAATCTCGCTTTAAAGAAATACCTCGTATAGTTTAACGTCCCTGATAAGCAAAACGCCCGTATGTAATCATATCCATCTCCTGTCATAAGTCTTCTATTATTCGTCTGGCTTCCTCTTTGGTCATAGGAGATACAATATTTACATTCATATCTTGCGGAGAATCAAAGCCAAGCATCTTACATATCCTTTGGATAGTCCATGTACGCCCATTCAGTTTTATTTCAATCCCCTCTTTCCCCCGTTTAACGCTTTCGACTTGCATTGCCATTTCGTCAGTCCAGTACTCACTATCTTTGAAAGTAACATTTCCGTTTTTTATGGTAAGGAAATTGCGTATATCAGCATACATAAAGCTTCTTAGCATCTTCAATACTTCTTCTTTTGTAATGTCTGATTTCTTCTTTAGTTCTTCTTGAAGCTCTTTTACCCTTGTCAAAACCTTGTTATTTTTTAGCAGTACTGATGCTCTTTCCCATACAGTTTTATCAGCCCAATTCTCACTACTTGGATATGCACGACGATAAGCCTCGGATGCGTTTCCGCACTCAATATAGTAGTTACAAAAATTTTCCTGTTTTACTGATAACTTCATGTCTTTTCGTCTGATTAGCTACATGCCACTTGACATGTAGCACAAAGTTAATAATTTCCTGTTTATTATTTTACATTTCTGCCCCAGATTTTCGCATTATACAGGGAATAAGCCCATAATTTGATTTCTTCGCTGGTATGAAGGAACTCCACTTTCATAGCTTCCTTCATACATTCCGCCAGTAGGTCTTCTTGGTTCATAA